TCAACAGCGACAGCAAGTTCTACCTCTGGGTCAAGACCGACGCTGGAACTGTGACGCTCGCCCAGTCCTGCATCACCTGGAGCGAGTGAACTATGCCCATTGTTCCTGTCTTCCCCTCTGGGGGCTCAACGGCCCCCACGGTTCTTCCGCTCTCCTGGTCTGCCCCCGCGCCCCTGTCAGTTCCGGCCGGCACGACCACGGGCACCATCACCCTGCCTGTCGCCTCTGGGGGCACGGCCCCCTACTCCTATTCTGCGGTGATTAGCTCCGATTCGACCGGGGCTTACACTGCTTACATCGTCTCCGTCGTTGACGAGGATATCAGTCTTGCGGGGTTGTCGAACGGGCAACTCTTGACCGTGACTGCGACTGTCGAGGATGCTGTTGGAGCCGTGGTCTCAGTGGAGTGTGCGGTGCTCGTTGCTTCCGCTGCTGCGGGCACGATGACTCCTGGCACCTTCCCTGCTTCTCAGTCTCTTGCGAGCGACGAGACGACCGCGTCAATCACCTTCAACGACGTTCAGGGCGTCTTCCTCGCCCCCGTAACCTATGTCGCAAGCATCATCAGTGGGCCAGGGTCTGTCTCCAATATCGTCAAGGAGGCTGCCCTGACGGGTCTGGTTCCTGGTGGGGACACCCTGGTCAGGATGCGGGCGACTGACTCGACCCCGGTGACCCCCAAGACCGCAGACGCCTTCGCCCTGGTCAGCGTGGCAGCTGAGGCCTCTTCCCCGCTTGTGTGGCAGAAGGTCGTAGGATACAACCTCAAGGCGCAGGGGACCGTCTCCTTCGCCTCCGGGGCGAATTCCATCACCTTGACCGCTGACGATGGGAGGGTGTTCTCGGGGGTGTCGGTAGTCATCTCAATGGGGTCCGGTTCTTACACGACCTGCCCCGACGGGCTCTCTGCGGCGACCGGATGGCGCCGCACCTTCGCCAGCACTTCGACTGGGACCTTCCTGAGGTCCAAAATGGCGATCCCGCTCGGGGTGACCTTGGGCGCCGATGACGACGTGCAGATCGTGATCACCGGCAAGGCGAACAACGCAGTCAGTGCCAACAGCTTCTACTTCCAGGTGTCGTCAAGTGACGACACCAGCGAGGATGCAGGACCAGTTCAGGGCATGCGGATCCTCAAGAGCGGCGCGAACACCGCCCTATACCTTCGTGCTGGTGGCTCTTCAGGCGCAATCATAAGCCAGACCTCCACCCCGCCCTGTCCTCTGGATTGGCAGGATGGTAGCACCGTCATCACGATGACGATCTTCTATCCCCGCAGAAGTACGAGGGGAATTGTCTACATGAGTGAAGCTGGTGTCCCTGGTCCTTCGGCTGACCTTGGTCAGGTTGGCACCACGCCGGCCAGCAACTCAGTCCGCCCCGGAATCTGGGGTGGCAAGAGCGTTGCTTACGTCCAGCATTACACCAGCAACGGCGTGGCCAACGGTCTTGGCGCTCAATTCAGTGAGATGCACACCATCGAAGTCTTCAGGAGGACTCTGCCATGAATGAGTTCAAGGTGCAGGTTGGGGGCGCTGAGTGGCGCGATTTGACCCCTGGAGGAATCCCGGTTGAGGGGTTGAGCATGGCGGTTTGGATCGAGAAGGCAGAGCTTGACCGGCTGCTTGCTGCCTACGACCCGAATTCCAGCACTTCTCCCTCTGTTGCCGACGCCAGACCAATAGTTAGGGCAATACTTGACGCAGTGACAGCCTCCCGCCCCCAGTAAGGCCTCCCGTGAGGGCCTTAACTCGCCGAGCGAGATCACCGGTCTATCATCCCGCGCTCCAGATTACTCAAGTGTCAGCATACCCAGGAAGAGGTTGGTACCTGGATGTAAGGACATTCAGGACCCCAGTGCCGGGTTACCCCTCTCCCTTCCAAGTGTCCACGTGGAGAAGAAGATGATAGGCCAAGTTGACCCCACCTCTCTCGCCCCCTACCTCGCTGGTCCCGGTGCCGCCGTCATAGTGTTGATGGTCGTGCTCTATGGTCTCTACGTTCTGGTAGTCAAGCACGTCATGCCGTTGGCTTCCCGTCTCGGCGACAGGCATTTGGCACAGATAGACAAGATGATAGAGACCCAGAGAGACGAGGGTAAGGCGGTCAGCAAGGCCCTCACCGCAATAGAGAAGAGTCTCGGGGCGGTGGATCGCAGGCTCGCGAGGCTCGAAGGGGCGACTGACGTGGGCTGCCCCCCCAATGGGGGGGCACAGGTTTGACGCTCTTCGAGGTGCTTCAGCGAAATCTCCACAGTGGGATGGCTCCGCAGGTCGCGCTCGCAAGTGCGCTCGCTGAACGCGAACGGATTGAGCGGGGACAACCTCCTGAGATCGCTAAGGGAACGCGCAAGGAGCGCAAGGAGCGTAGGCACAATGGCGAGCGTACGAAGAATCCGCAAGGGTGAACCGGGGTATGGCGACAAGAAGTTCGTGGCCACCGGAACTTATCAGGGTGAGAAGTACACCGTGAGGTTCGGGGACGCGAACATGGAGATCCGCCGGGACAACCCCGAAGCCCGAGCGAATTTCCGCTCCCGCCACTCGTGCGACGACCCAGGCCCCCCCAACAAGGCCCGATATCACAGTTGCAGGATGTGGTCGAAGAAGCCCGTCAGTGAGATTGCCAAGTAGAACAACTAACCATGTGAGTTGTATTATGCCGAAGGGAATCGGGTACTCGTCCAAGCTGACCATGGGCGGCAAGACCAAGCCCAAGCCGAAGGGGAAGGGCACCCCGAAGGGCCCGAAGGGGTCCAAATGAAGGAGGGGAAGTAACATGCCGCTCAAGTCAGGCTCTTCCAAGAAGACAATCAGCGAGAACATATCTCGCGAGGTCAGGGCTGGCAAGCCTCAGAAGCAGGCCATAGCCATAGCTCTGAACAAGGCCGGCAAGGCCCCGAAGGGCCCGAAGGGGAAGAAGTGAAGGCAGACCTCCAGCTCCTCCATGACGCCCTCCGCAACCTCCTCCTCGACGGATTCCAGGAGACTCGCTTCATTGGGACGCATTCCGTCCGCAAGGCTCAGCTCGACGAAGCCGAGGTCTACAAGCTGCTGGACGAGCTGCGCGAGATTCGCGACCGTAACGAGCTGGAGGACCGCAGATGACCGCTTCCGGCCGCTACCGCCTCGCTTGCGCCGCGCTGGACATCGACCCCGTCCCTGACTTCGGTGGGCCGCTCACGGTCGAAATCATATGCTCGAAGCCCGCGTATGACGCGTACCAGACCCAACTCTCGCGCGTCGCTGCGCAGGTTGAGGCTGCGGTGGGCCTGCCGCACGGTGTGCTATGGTTTGGATACGCCGAGGGGTCCTGCTACCTGTCTCGCGGCAACATGGCCACGCCCACGGTGGTGGCGCAGGGTGCGTCGGCGGTCGAAGCGCTCACCACCGTCCTTGAAGCCGCCGCCCTCGAAGCCGCCGCGCGCAGGCGCCACGGAGTTGTGGGCGCGAGGTTAGAACCCGCCATGGATTGGAGGACCGCAGATGAGTTTCGCGTGGGGTGAGAGGAGTCTGTCCCGGCTCAACACGTGCCATCCTCTGCTTCTGTCCCTGATGAAGAGGGTCATCAAGCGGAAGGACCTTCCATGTGACCTGACCGTCCTGTGTGGGCACAGGAACCAGAAGGAGCAGGACGCCGCGTTTGCGAGCGGTAACTCGAAGTTGAAGTGGCCCCGCTCGAAGCACAACTCTGTGCCCAGCATGGCGGTCGATGTGGCCCCCATGCTGGGTGCTTATGCCAGCTGGGACTGGGATCTGTACAACAAGGTTGCCCCACTCGTGAAGGACGAATGGGGCAAGATGGAGGAGGAAGGGCTGGTCCCTGCGGGGACCAAGCTGTCCTGGGGCGGGGACTGGAAGTTCCGTGACGGCCCTCACTGGCAACTGGACTAAACGAGTCGTTGGGACCTCAGGGGTTATGGTCTGCCCCTGAACTCTGTGATGGCGAGGCTTGCTGCGAAGAGAAGTACCGCAAGGACAAGAGGCGCGTCTGATACCCAGAATGCGCCCCAAGATTCAGCGAGCCATTGTGTCATGATTGGCTCCTGATGGTGTAAACTGCGTAAGCGATGCAAGCAATGAAGAAGAGGACGACTGGAGCGTCACTGAGCCAGAGTGCATTCACTTAGCACCTCCACCCCCATATGGGGGTTAGAACAGTGTGACAGCTCAACTCCGGGAGTTGCTAAACAACGCCCTCAGCAACGTCTTCAAGCACACGTACGGGATCCCGAGGACCACGAAGAGCACCAGCCCTCCGTACAATGCAATATGCACAGCGTAGAAGAATGCCGCATAGATCTGGATAACGGTTTCCATTAGAATCTCCTACTTGAGTACGCGAGAAGCACTTCTACTGTCAGAGCCGCCAGAAGTAGCACCAGATTGAGCGCCACCAGCAGGAACGCCACCAGGGGTACCGACAACGCCGCTGTGCGGATGGTTGACCCCTCTGGCGCCTCTGGGCACTCGTGCGAGTGCCTCGCAGAGACGGAGTGAGAATCGCTCATCTGCACTGAGTAGGTCGAGGGGGTCATCGGGAAGCTCCGTATCAGCCGGGAGGGTGAGGGCGCGGGCGAGAAGAACGAGTCCAGAGCGGTTCATTATCTTAGCTCCTCATCTTGGCTTCGAAGCGGCGTGCGAATTCTCTGGTCAGATAAGAGAGCTCGCCCGAGGGTGAGAGCCTCTTGCCCGTAATTCCCGACCGACGGGGCTCGGAACGGACTTCCATCTGCTTGGTGGACCGGTCCCATACAACCGTCAACTGGGCGGTGAACTGTTGGTCGTAAGCTTCTCTGCCCACTTCATCTTCGGAGAGAAGACCGACGTGGAGCATCGCTATGTGTTCAACGGGTCCTGAAGGATAGGTCTGACTCCTGAACTCTCCAAACCTCAGTCCCTCCTTGTCCCCCTTGACCTCACGCCATTTGGCCCCACTGTAGCTGGCCAGAGTCTGTTGAACCACTGCTCTTGAGTGCGACATTGTAGCACCTCCTTATATTTAAGGAGGTGCTATAGGCGATCTATTGAGATTGAGCCTATCTGCTCAACCAACACTCCCGGGGGTGAAGTATTTGACGCTGTGACCACCATCCAGAGCCGAGTCTATGCTCGTTTGGAGCTCCGTCACCTCTTCCTGATGCTTCTTGCTTCCGCCCCTCTTGTGACCGGGGGTTCCCTTCTTCAGCCTGCCCTTGTCCACGGCGCTATTGGCGACGAAGGTGGTGTTGACCCCCGGCATGTGGACACCACCCCTGTTGTTCTTGGTGAACAGGCCACCACCAGTAGGGTCTTCCATAGTTATGGTGGTCTCCACGGTGTCGGAGAGCTCCTCCAAGAACCCTCCGATGCCATACACCGGGATAGACTGGAAGTCCTCGACCCCTTCCTTCTCACGACGCTCCTTCTTCTGCTGCTGCTGCGCACCCTGCGGGGCAGAAGAAGAACCCCGGCCGGTGATGGACTGACGGAGCTTGTTGATCTTGGAGACAGTGGACCTGGGCCCAAACAGCAGGTCGCCGTTCAACTCTTCTGCAGTTGCGGTCTGCATGTGCTTCGCGTCCAAGATCACTGACACGGTGGCGAGAATGTCGGCCTCATTCCTAACGGTCCCACCAAGATGGGGAACCCCATTCTTAGCGATAACAGTGGGGACGAGGTTCTTGTTGCCTCCCGCATCGGGGTTGCGGCAGAAGAAATATACTACCTCTCCGTGGGCCTTCAGGCCTATCCAGTCATTTCCGATGATAACTCGGGTCTCCGTAGAAGAAGAGACCCGAGTTATCATGTGTGAGCTGACACACCCCCCATTATCATCGGTCTTAGAATCATTCGACCACCTATTCAGGGAGAGCTTAGTATATCCATTGGTGTGGACTTCCAGGGGCGCCCTGTACATTGAGATTGTTGCCCCAGCACGGAAGAGAGACAGAAGGTGAACCTCAACAGCACTCGCCAGTGACCCAAGGACGAAGGGTCTGCAGTCTTCACAGGAAGCCTGCCAACAGGTCAGCTTAGTGTGACTGCTACTGCCAACCCCGCCCTTGTTCCACGTAGTAAGGAGGGTCGGGGCTCGCTTGCACCTAACACTCCACACGCGGTCCTTGTACTCGTGGATGGCTCGGGCCAGCTGTTCCGCCTCAGACCTGCTGTCTTCAGGGGAAGGCTCGAAACCTTCAATCCCATCCAGCAGACGGGAGTGACCGTCACCCTTCTTGAAGGAAGAGCGAGCCTCGCGCTCACCAACAGATTCCATCCTGTCGGTGTAGTTGCGGCGGAATCCCTCAACACTCGACTGCTGCTTGGGCTTCTTGGGCTGGCCGTCCTTGCTGCTCAGCTTCTCGCCCACACAAGGGACGATGGACTTGTTCCACAGGGATGAAGGCAGCACACCTGCAGACGTGTACTCGGGGCAGCCACCACTCTTGCGCCAACCAGACTCGTCGGGGAGCTTGACCTTATTGGTGGAGGCTACGAACCTGACCCCTGAACTCTCGTCAGCGTTCAGATAACCGTCCGCGTACTCTCCATCCTTGGCCTTGCGGAAGTAGACACGGTTGACGGTGCGCTTCGCGTCCACGTACACCGAGGCTTGTTGCACACCAGACTGGTTCATCCAGTTGGACAGAACTATCTGAGCTTCATTGTCCCAGGACTTGACCTCTATGTATGCGAAGCACCCACGGTCAACCACTGCTTCGCCGCGGCCGGAGGAGTGGCGAGAGCAGTGAACGTGGTACATCCAGTAGGGGTTGCCGAACGAGTCCCTCCTGTCCTTAGCACCGGGGTGCTCGTGGTTGGGGTCCCTACATATGTAGGTGAACCTTCCAGACTCGGCGTCCACCGTGAACTGAAGAGAACCGTTCTTGGAGTTGTAGCCGTGACGGTGGAACGGGCACCCAGACTTCAGGGTCTTCCATTCACCGTTGCACTCGTATCTGTCCGGGTTCTGGACAATGTCCTCGACACTGACCAACTGAACCGGGCCGCTTCCGTCTCGGAACCCTATCAGGCTGTGCTGATTGAGCCCGAATCTGTTGAGGTCCGGATCGTAAGGACTATTGACAGAAGGGGCCGGATGGGCTATGTTGTTCATGTCAGACCTCGTGTAGGGGGGTTCGGCCAGAGTCCCGGCGTTGCAGCGCGCGGGACTCATTCATATGTGGGACTAATAACTCGCTCTCGTAACTAACGCAATTCTATAGAAGACCTAACGACAAGCCCTCACCTCCAGCGATTCAGGATGTACAAGATAGCCGGGGTCTTCTTCAGGTGATAGTAGACGGTTGACTGTCTCATCCCAAGAATGTTCGCAGCGCCTGCAGTGCTCCAACAGTCAAGATAGGCAGACACAGATTGTGGCCACTTGCTTGAGTTGACGACAGACTTCCTGCTTCGGACGCCCAACTCGTCCATCATCCCAATCACTATCTTGAGTCGGCGCTCAGCAACGTTCATGCGCTCCACCCAAGTGGTCTGCCCGACCCCGACCAGCCGGGCGCAGTCCTTGCCGTCTCCGTTGCGTCCTCCTCTCTTGGACATAGCAACGCCGAGGGTCTCCTTGTCACGCAAGGGAAGGCAGCCCAAGGCTCTCCGGATGACCACTGACCTGAAGTACACGAGCTCTGGTAAGTGTCTGGAGCAGGACAGCTGCCCCTCATGTGCGGAGCAGCAGTCAGGGATCTTGTCCCAGTGGGGCTCGTATATGGAAGCCCTCCCGCCCCTGCGGTCGAATTCCTTCTCTCTCTCGACTTCTGACCAATAGGCCTTAGTGTCTTCATCTGTCCACGCGTAGCAGTGGCGAGAGTCAGACACTTATGATATCCTAAGGTTATGAGGTAGGTTATCCCCAACCATTATAACGGATAGTAGCCAATGCAGTGTCCCAAGTGCGGAACCTACAGCCACCGAACTCACGCCACATACGCGGCGGACAAGTTCACTGATGGGACGGTGCACCGAATCCGCAAGTGCACTGAACCGGAATGTGGCCACACATGGCGGACCCACGAGATTCACTCGACCGCGTTCACCTCTCTGACCGCTGGCATTGAGCCCAAGTCACCTCCTCCTCCTCCAGCTCCATCCACCAACCCGCTGGCCCAGGCACTCAACGTGCCACTGACTGATATAGAGCACCAGATGGAGGACCTGCTCGCGCCCGCCATGCAGGCTCTCAGAGACAGCTTGAAGGACAAGGACCCAAGCAGAGCCCGGGTGGAAGTCGCCAAGTACGTGGTGGAAGACCGAAGGGCTCACAGAAGGGCACTGGCAGAGGCCGCCAATAAGACTGGAGTCAAACCCGTTGACCCAGCAGTGGCCCAACTCGCACAACTCCTCATGGATCAGGTGGAATCTTGAACTCACGCCATGGCAAGGATTCCGATTACAGGCTCCAGGTGGCCATCCTCAACAATGAGATCACCAGGATAGCCTACAAGGCGGGGTTGATTGCCAGCGCGAAGAAGTACAGACCTGAGTGGTCCTATGAGGACGTGACCCAGGAGTTGACGGCCTACATTCTGCATCTGCAGCAGAACACCAACAGTGGATTCGACCCAACGAGGTCCAAGTTCAGCACTTGGGTCACCATGGTCACCACTGGCTGGGTCAGCAAGCTCGGTCGTCGCCAACCAGAGCCAACCCAGCCTCTACCTCCTGGCCCAGCAGGGGCAGACCCTGAATCCCCCGAAGGAGGGGGAATTATTGACCCCGAAGATAAGGCGAGTGGCAACCCCGAGTCTCTTCTTCAGGCCAAACAGGTCGCTGCAGCAGAGGTGATGGGGATAGAGGCCCTGCTGGCCCCCCGGCGAGGTCGCGCACCCGCAGCGGCAGGGAAGGGCAAGAAGAATTGAACGCGCCAGTCGGTATCTGGGACCTTGTCCCCATGCGCAAGTTCGCTGGGCTACTGAAGATTGTGGACAAGACCAGCGGAGAGCTTGTCCCATTCCGGCCCAGCCTTGAACAGCAGATGATCTTCGATGCTCTGGACCATTCACCAGAGGCCAAGGTCATCGTCAGGAAGGCTCGACAGATTGGGGCTTCTACCGCAGGCCGGGCCTACTTCCTGAGGGAATTCCTCCGCACCCAGAACCCACACACTTATGTGTGCGTTGCCCACGTGGCTGCAGTCTCGGCGGAGCTTAGGAAGCTCGACGCCATGTGGATAGACCACCTGTCTAAGCTGAATCCACTTCTGCGACGGAAGCTGAAGAAGTCCAGCATAGGGCGCACAGAGCTCCAAGACACCGGGGCCTCTTCCATATCTGCCACAGCTGGGCACGCCGATGGGGTCAGGGGCATGGTGTTCCGTGGCGCCCACCTGTCTGAGATTGCCTACTATCAAGACCCGGTCGGGATGTTGATGGCCCTTGGCGGTCTGAGAGGTCGGGTTCTCATTGAGTCCACCCCGAACCGGCCATTCGATAAGTTCCACGAGCTGTGCAGCAAGGCCAAGACCTGGGACCCAGCAGACCCACCCGAACCCGGAGAGTGGTGCATAGTTGACGTCTGGTGGCACTCTTCACCCGCGCACCGCCTAACTGTCCCACAAGGTTGGGAGCCGACCTCCGAGGAAGAGGAACTCGCACAGGAGCTTGGCCTCGACAATGAACAGCTGAATTGGCGCAGGGCCAAGATAGCCGAATTCACTGAAGCTGGAGAGCCCGGCAACTTCCGGTTCAGGGTGGACTATCCAGCCAAGCCGAGTGAATGCTTCCTGGCCAGAACCGGTTCATGGTACGAACCAGACGAGATTGGCCAGGTCACTGCCCGCGTTGCGTCTTCCCCCAACAGACTCTGCCAGCTCGAACAGCCCAAGGAGCACGAGGGCTACGTCATGGGGGTGGACATCGGGGGAGGCGTCCGCAACGATTACTCGACCATCGTTGTGTACTCAGTGACCCTGCAGACTGTCGTGGCCACCTTCCGGTCCAACCAGATTAAGCCCCTGGATTTCGCCCGCAAGGTAGCCGAGATAGGAGGCATGTACAACGGGGCCTTCGTGCTTGTTGAGTCCAACAGCTTCGGCGGGCCGGTTATAGATCGCCTGAAGGAGGTCGGGTACAGAGCACTGTGGCACCGTGACTACAAACCCTGGACGACCACTGCGGACTCGAAACAAGAGGCCCACGCTGCCCTGAGGTCACTGATAGCCAACAATCTGCTCGTGGCGACGTGCCAAGCAAGCTACATGGAATTGGCCGCGCTCTGTGTGCCAGAAGGCAAGAAGAACCCAGAGGCACCAGCCGGGATGCACGATGACTTGGCTATGGCCCACGCCTTGGGTGCCGTAGCGCTAAGGGACGCCCCACCCTCTCATCGCCGTGTCACCCTGACCCCGCACCAACGTGCCGTCCGAGTCCGCGCTCTGCGAGGGTTACAATCCAAGTGAGGGAATATAGCCCATGCCCATGACCCCACAATCCTTCAAGCCCATCTACGATGCGCACCGGGAACACTGGTCTTCTCGCACCGATGAGCTGCAGAATGACCTGAATCTCTACCGCAACGGTGGAGAAGGCACCCCGGTGCCGGTGGCCTTCCAGATGGTCGAGTCCCTGGTCGGCTCCCTGTTTCTCCGGTCCCCGTCGGTCATCGGAGTCCCAGGCGTCTACGGTGAGGGCAGCCCAGAGCTTGCCGCTGCGTGCGCCAACGAGATCCTGCGGAAGTCCAACGCTTCCATCGAGAACGCGGTGAAGAGCGCCTTGGTGTTCCCAGGCGCCTATCTCGTTGTCGTTCCGGTCAAGGCCCGCAACCCCATGGACCGGGTTCGGGTTCTCCCTGCCCATGCTTGGAGGGTCATCCGGGATGCTGACGCGCTTGATTGGGGGTCCAGCCGTTACATAGGTCTGTTGACCGAGATCCCGCTTGACCAAGCCCTCGCGGACTACAGCGGGACCAGCATTGGGGACTGGATGCCGCACCCCAAGACTGAGACTTGGGACGTGTCCTCCAATGGGCTCTCCCCGGCCGGTGAGAAGTACGTCACCGTGGTCGATGTGTGGCTGCCCCTGGAGGGACGGCAGGTCGTATGGTCGCCCGACTTCAACGGGGACAAGTGGGTCTACGAAGGTGAAGAGATTCAGGTCGGTGGCAGGGTGGAGGACCAGGAAGAGCAGAACGCGGCTCTTGTGGAACGCATCGACGGGATGCTCTATTCCTCCTCTGGCAGCCCCCTGGTTCCAGTCATCCCGCTCAACTTCAACCCCGACCCCCTCGATCCCCAAGCGAGCCTGAGCTTCATAGGGGTGAACCGCCCTCAGCTTCAGAGTCTGAACGACGTCAGTTCCGCCCAGGACCTGATGGCGAAGAAGGCCCGTCGTCTCTACATGTGCAGCCCGGACACTCTCGATGAAGCGAGCAGGCTTGCGCTCGAAGGCGGCGAGGATTCTACGGTCATCACGCCGCAGACAATGGGTGACGTGCCGCTGGGTGAGACGCTTGTCCCGCTCCCGCTTCTGCCTGTCCCGGCGGACGTGCCTAACTACAAGGCGTCGCTGCTTCAGGATCTTGAGAAGGCCAGCATGATGCCCGGCTTCACGCTCGGTCAGGCATCCAAGGCCACCGCGACTGAGGTCAACCAGCTCGCGGCCTACGCAGACACCAAGCTCGGCAAGATGGCCAGCACCCTGGCACAGGCGGTGGCCCAGGCCGCTGAGTGTGCCGTAGCCCTGCTTCGGGTCATGCTTGGGGACGACGTGGAGGCTGTGTCCCTCCCTCGCCCGCTTGGCCCGAAGCTCTTGTCTGCCAAGGACCTCGAAGGTGACTACAGCTTCGTGGCGGTGGACGGGGCCAACACCCCCGCTTCTATCTTCCAGCAGCGCCAGGATCTTGAGCGGCTGACCCCGACCCTGGCCCAGCTCGGTGTCCCGCCCGCTGCGATTCTCGAAGCCATGGTTCGGGCCTACAACCTCCCAGAAGCCTTCTTGGCCCTCCCCGCCCGCCCCACGCCCGTCCCCACTGAAGAGGTGCCCCTTGATATCGAGCCCCAAGAACTCACCCCCGCCTAAGCTCATGGAAGCGGCCAAGGAAGCCGAGGTTGAGGTCGAGATGGACCTCATGGAGAAGCTCGGCCCCGTGATGGATGGGATGCGTCCCACGGAGCGCAAGGCTGTCGAAGCCGCCTCGCTTGCCCTGGCGTCCAAGATCGTTGGTGAGGCCATCGCTCGTGGTCAGGCTATGCAGGCCTTCGCCGTTGCCCTGACTGCCATGAACGCCTTCAGAGAGTCCAAGGGCGAGTCTCCGATTGACCCGGAGTCCACCAACCCGATGATGCTCGTCTCGATGCTCGAAGAGCTGATCCGCGATGAGGACTTCATGGAGTTCATCTCCGGTGAAGTCGAGCTCCCCGAGGATGAGGACACCCAGGAGCTGATCATGAGGGGCGAAGGTCTGCCTCTTGAAGATGAAGATGAGATAGTCGAGCCCGCCAAGTCGATGATGAACCGCCGTTCAACCCTCATGGGAGCCATCTGAATGTTCCGCACCGGACCCGATATCCTCGCCCTCGCGGCAGACATGCCCGAACCCGCGACCTCTGAAGACACTTCTGTTCCCGAAGCCCCCCCCGAAGGGGGTGCGGAGCAGGTGGAGTCCGAAGAGTCCGTAGGGTCCGAGCCTGAACCCCGCGAAGCGGTGGCCCCCGCCGAGCCTTCACCCCCTGTGGGGCCTGTGCCGAGCACCAAGCTCGGTTGGGCTGCATCCCTGAAGGCTCTGGAAGACGCTGGTCAGGGCGAGCTTGCCGCTCATGCCAAGCGGATCCAGGCCGACGCCACCCGCAAGGCCCAGGAGGCCGCACAGGCGCGACAGGAGGCCGCAGCGATGCTGGCCGAGGCCAAGGCCCTGCGTGCTGCTGCAGCTGCGCTCCCTGCGGGGCACCCCGCGGGGCCCGCCAAGGTGCCTGACCCTGCGGGGCCCATTGACCCCTGGGACGCTGATGCTCTGAGGGCAATGGCCCAGAGGGAGGCCCGCGCCCTCCTGGAAGCTGAGCTCGCCCCCTTGAAGGCCGCCCGCGAGGCTGAATCCAAGGCCCAGGCTGTTGCCCGCAAGGAGGCCGAGCTGGACTCTTGGATCGAAGCCCACCCTGACTTCGCTTCCGATGAGACCATGCAGGCTGAAGTGGCTGACCTCATCCAGGGCACGCAGGCCAAGGGGAGGTTCATCCACCTTGACGATGCGTACACCGTCGTCGTGGCCCGGCGCTCGAAGGCGGAGACTGAACGCCTGCAGGCCGAAGCCAGGGCCAGGAATGCTGCGAAGGTGGCAGCTGTTAGCAAGACCCAAGCGGCAGCCAAGGGCAACAGTGCGCCCTCCTCTGCGCACCCCCGCAAGCCCGTAGGGTCCCTGTCGGCAGCTGAAATAATGGCCATCGCCAAGAGCTGATGATAACTCGGGTCTCTTCTTCTACGGAGATTCGAGTTATCATGTGTGAGCTAACACATATAGAGGCTGTGGCGCGGAGCAGTTAATGATAACTCGGGTCTCTTCTTATAAGGAGATTCGAGTTATCATGTGTGAGCTAACACACCCAATTGCACCCCAGGGGGTCAGCCCATTAAGTCTGGTTATAATTATGGTAGAGGCGCCTCCCAATGGGAATCCCGCCGATAAGTGGCACTCCCGCCAGCAAGTGGCACTGGGAACCCGCCGAAGACAGTCAATCGTTCGTGTTCTCAACCCATTTGAGGTGCTACCATGCCCACGCCGATCTCTTCGATCGCCAACCGTGTCCTCCCCCTGCTCATCGCGCAGGCCGAGGATTCCACCTTCGCTGCCAACAACGTGCTCAGGGCCTTCGGTGCCGCCCCGAACAGCATCAAGGTCATCAAGGGTGGTGGTGAGTCCATCATCCAGCCGGTGTCCCTCGGCTACCACTCCCAGGCCACCGAGATCCTGACCGGTGCCGATGCCTACGCCGACCTCGACACCACCGTGGGTCTGATCGAGAAGAAGGCGACCGCGGACTACGCCGAGTTCTTCCAGCCGATCCGGATCTCCGAGAGCGAGCTCAACGCCATGAGCTCCGAGGGCGCCGTGGACTTCCTCCAGGACCGCGTGGTCAACGTGGTTGAGGACATGAGCGACCGCATCTCCCTGAGCGTGCTCCAGGGCGCCGCGGCTCCCTCCGCCCGCCGGTTCACCTCCCTGGAGAGCCTGAACGGCATCGGCTCGACCACCGGCTGGTTCCAGGGCGTCGCCCGCGCCTCCCAGACCAACACGGTGCTCGGCCTGAGCCAGACCGCCTTCCGTGACTTCGGCTGGTTCTCCCAGTTCGACTCCGCTGGTGGCACCCTGACCGAGGCTGACGTCCGCAACGTAATGACCGGCATCCGGGCGCAGAGCGGCATGAACCCCGATGTCTGCATCTGCTCCGAGGAGTTCTTCAACAAGCTCGCTGGTCTGGTGGACACCAAGATCCAGTACCTGAGCCTGGAGAAGCTGGGCTTCGGCACCCTGCAACAGGAGATCCCGGTCTACAACGGCATGGCGCTGTTCGTGGACGCCCGCATGGGCTTCGATGCGGACGCGGGTGGCGTCGGCACCGACTTCATCGACGCCTACATGCTCTCCTCGAAGTACCTGCGTGTGAACGTGGCGACCTTCCAGGGTGGTGGTGTCGCTGCGGCCCGCAAGAAGCTCGGCGTGAACAACGGCCCGGCCCTGATCTCGGTGAGCGAGTTCGTTCGTGACCCGCGCGCCCCGGTCTACGTGGCCACCGTGAGCGCCAAGCTCCAGCTGACCACCTCCCGCCTCAACGCCCATGGCGTTCTCACCAACGCCTGAGCAGACAACTTCCAACTCCTGATTGAGGTGAATCCAATGTACAACCTTCCCTTGCTGACTGCTGAGGGCGGCATCTCCCCGGCCCTCGATGCCAGGAACTTCACGATGCTCGCCGGTGGTACCATCGCCGCCGGTGACGCCGTGGCCTTCGACCTGACCCAGACCGCCGCGAACCGCGCCGCTGTCGTGGTCGAGGCTCCGGCCAACGCTGGTGCCCTCGCCATCGGCATCGCCCAGGCCGCGGTCGTCGCCGGTCAGACCGTCCCCGTTGCCATCTCTGGCTACGTTGCCAACGCCGACTGTGAGACCGGCGTTGTCGCCGGTCAGGGCGTGTTCGTTGGTACTACCGCTGGTCGCCTTGCGGGCCTGCAGAACGCTGCTACCTCCACCCAGGCAGCGTTCCTCTCGACCTCCCAGACTGCCACTGGCTCCGCCCAGAGCATCGCCCACGGCCTCGGCGTCGTGCCCGACCTCGTCTTCGTCATCTCCGAGGACGTGAGCCCGGCCACCACGGGTCAGTTCGTCGTCACCTACGGCACCCACACCAGCACGAACGCCATCGTCACCGTGACCAGCGGGGCCAAGACCTTCCGGGTCGTGGCGCTCCGCTTCGCAACCTCGACCAAGCAGCTTGGCGCGGGTGGCAACGGGGCGATGGGCGTGGCGATGACGAACGAGTCTGGGAACAAGTGTGACGTGTTCCTGTTCGGCCGCATCGCGGGCTAAGTCTTCCCCCGACAAGGACTTAGGCCCCCTGTAGGTTACAATGCCTACAGGGGGCCTTCGTCATGACCACTCTTGCTGATCTTAGGGCCGCAGTTGCCGCCAACCTCAACTACGACCCAGCTAATGACTCTTACGAGTTAGACCTTGACCGCAAGATCAATGCAGCGCAGGTCAAGGTGCTGGGTTCGCACCGCTGGTCCTTCGCACAGCGCGAGACCATAATCACGGTGTTCCCCGACTACACCGAGGCTGGCATCCCGGTCATTCTCGGCCAGGACTTCGTTGACTTGTCCCTGATCTCCTCGCAAGCCCGTAGGGCGATTGACGGGCACACTCTGTTCCTGACTTCTTCCACTGGAGTCCAGAGCCAGACCTACAACGTCAGCTTCGCCGACCTCGCGGGCATCAGGGTCTACCTCACCAGCCCCATCACCCAGGCCACCGGAACCTACACGGTGACCGTGCAATATAGGGAGATCGCCCTTCCGGGTGACACGGCGAGTGTGGAAGGCCTGCTCGACTTGAGCGTTGGGATCCCCGAGCCCCAGCGGGCGATGACCAAGCTGAACCGTGACGTCATCAGGCTTGACCCTCAGACGACCGGGCGCAGTCTCTACTTCATCCCGAGCACGAGCGTCCGGACCCCGACCCCAAGGGCGGTGTCGGGTGTGGCCACGGTAGCTGGGGTGGCCCAGGGTGTTCGCACCCTGTTCGTATACCAGACCTTCAGCCTTGCCGGTCGAGAGTCTGCCCTGTCCGCCCCGGTCGAGTACAAGCTCACCGACCTGCAGACCCTGACCTTCACCCCGCCCGCTATTCAGCCGAGCACGGGCCTGTACCGCAAGTTCTACTTCTCCTGCCCCCAGGTAGGAATCAAGCGCCCCGTGCTCGTGGACACCTCGGTCCCTGAAGGTGTTGACCCGTTGGGGGGTACAACCCTTGCACCTGACCTCAGCCTCGCGACCATTGGCTCTGAGGACTACCTGACGACCACGATCCCGTACATGGCTCTTGGGCAGTACCAGCGGTTCAATCTGTGGCCAATGCCAGCGGTCATTACTGAGTATCAGGCTCGCATCCAGGTTCTCCCGCAGCCGATGATAGAGGACGGGGACGCTCCTCTGATTCCACCGGACGCTGCTCAGGTGATAGAGTACGAGGCCACCAGCACCAATGCGATTCGTCTGGACAACCCGAGTCTCGGCAAGATGTACCGTGACTTGAGAGACGGTGCTTACCGGCAGATGAGCCAGACCTATCTGATGCAGTCCACTGCTCCTCTTGTGATGATGGGGACAGCGGGTGCAACCAAGGGACCGATTAGCCTTGGTCCTTACAAGGTGGTGCCATAATGAAGACCGGTCTGCAGCTCGCCGTCAACGCCTCATCTGCTGGGATGTTGCGCGGTGAGAACCTGTTCTGGTCCACCAGCTTCCGGGGTTCAACTGCAGGCCCGGGTGGTGGTGGGTGGAGCACTCGTCTCGGGTACGAGCCGTTCTTCCCGAACATCACCAGTGGCTACGCACCCTTCGCTGCCCTTGGGCCGATTGACTCGCTCTATGTTGGTGGCAACACTCCCTCGACTTACTACATCCTCTTCGAGTCGGGCGGGATCTTGTACCTGCTGCACGACTTCGGGGGCAACACCCCAAGCATCCTTGCACTCGCCACTGGCAGATTCATCCCGACGCGCCTGACCCCCGTGACGCAGTACACCCCGATTGCGGACGGTGTGCTCGTGACCAATGGTCAGGACACCCCCCTGCTGGTCCAGCCCTGGCCTCTGCCCGGCATCACTGTTGCCCCGGGCGTGGTCCCGCAGATTGTCCGCCCCTTCGGGATGAGGACTCCGAGCCCGGTATCCCCGCTTAGCGTCACCCAGGTCGATGCGACCTCAGGGTCCCCGACTTCAACCATCACGGACACCACGGGCGACTCCGTTCAGATCTGGTGGAGCACTTCGGGCAGCGCCCTTGGCTATCCGAACCGGGCGGGCATCGGATACAGCACCACCCCCGCTTCTGAAGTGCGGGCCAACGCCTACACCTACAAGGTCTCGTTCGTCTCTGACCTTGGTGGCGAGTCCCCACTGTCGGATGCCACGGTGCTTAGCTGGGAGAGCCCGCAGAACCAGAAGAACAAGGCGCGGCACGTCCCCGCCGTCCGCATTCCGCTGGGGCCAGCTGGGACCGTGGCACGCCGACTGTGGCGCAGCCAGAATTGGGCTGAGGAGTCTCCTTCCGAGGGAGACGACGCCATATACTTGAGCTTGACGGTGCCCAACAACATCGACGAGCTTGTGTTCGACCCGACCCCACCGAACGGTCTCGGTGCCTTGGAGCCGTTGCCCGGTGACCGCATCGAGCTCCCGATCCAGACCCCAATGTTCGCCACGACCTTCTTGGGTCGCCTGTTCATCGCGGGTTCGACTGATGACCCCTTCACGGTCTTCTTCTCGAAGGTGGGCCTGCCAGAGTGGTTCTCCGCGGGTGACCAAGTGACCCTGCCTGCCGACGGAGGGGCCATCACCGGGCTTGTGGCGCACTACACGAGCCTCTTGGTGCTTAGGGAGCGGAGCCTCGACATCATCGGACCCGGGACCGCCACGGGGTTCACGGCCACCACGCTGCTTGCCGGTCTGGAATGCCTTGCCCCGCACTCCGCAGTTGGAACCCCATACGGGGTCGTGATGGCGGCCCGTGACGGCCTCTATCTTGTGGAAGGTGGAACGGTCGGTGGCGCCATCACCTCAGTGAGCAAGATATCCGATGGGGCCTCCATCAGTGAAGTCTGGGAGCGGGCCATAGCCCCCAACGGGGCTGCCATGGCTCGGTCCACGGCGGTTTGGGACACCCGCAGGCAGGAGTACTGGCTCCAGGTCCCTTCCAATGGGTCTGCCAAGCTCGACCTTGGGGTCGTTTGGCACCCGCTGGCTGCGTCTCAAGAAGGTGGTCACTCCTTCACCCTCCGCAAGGGCTGGCCTGTTGGATGCTTCGCTTCCCTGCCCAACGGGGAAGTCATCTTCGGGCACCACACCGGGGCGTTCGGTCAGACTCCGCAGCCCGCCGGTCTGTTCGTGGCTTCTTCCCGCCGGGCGATGGGCTTGAACTTCGAGCAGGAGACCTACAAGCGCGCTCCTGCCCCGAAGTCGGTCTATCGCAGTCTGTACTTCGACTTCGGCGACCCCGCCCAGCTGAAGACCATCAGCTACGTCACGGTCTATGTGGTCAGCACTGGCAACGTGGAGATCGCCCTGGAGTCAGCCATCAACGGCACTGGGCCTTACACCGCGAGCAAGCCGTACAAGGCGCAGCCCGCACCCGGACCAATCCTTCCCGTCTTCGCAGATTCGCTGACAGACACGGTAGGGGCCAATCTTCCCTTGACCCAGGTTCTGCTCGACGATTACAACTCTGCCATGGGGATGGCGATACCGATTCGATTCTCGGTCGGTGAACGCCGCTGCAACACCTTCAGCTTCCAATTCCAGACGACCGATGATGTGGTGTTCCTGGGCTTCTCAATCGAAGGCAACGTGGCCCCTGATGCCATGCGCGGCCAAGGAGGTCAGAGATGAAGACTTGGGTGACTCACGAGACCAGGGCTGAGCATGCCGTGCTCCCTGGTGGCATGGACCAGGAGCTGACCTCGCTTCGGTCTTCATTCGGTGGACTGGACCGGACTCAGCTCCCAGCGGATAGCTTCGGGGAGCTTCAGTTCGCGCAGTACGCCAAGCACCACATCTGGACTGCCTTCAAGGCCGAACAAGACAACGTGGTGGACACGAACGTGGATGGGGACACCTCTTGGAGGTCCTTCACTGGGAACAGCAGCCTTGTCGGCCCTATGCTCCACCAGCAGGTCACCCTGTCCGGTCACAAGGGCGGGAACATAATGGTCAACTGGTCGGCCAACGTGTTGGTCTCCCAGTGGATGGGTTTCACGGTCAACCAGACCAGCGCCAGGAACCCGAACCACATAGGCCTGAAGATCGTGATTGGCGGACTGACCGTTGCAGAACGCATCGGCCCTTGCCAGCCACACGACAGCTTCCAGCTCACTGGGTCTGCCCAGGTGCCCGCAGGCGACCCAGTGTGCAGCCTCTACTGGTCAGTCACTCCGAACGGTCCTGACGATATCTTCGACGATGTGACCAACGGGGCCAATCTGATGCGGGCCCACCTGTTTGGTTCCAAGTTCTTCGCGATAGGGAGGTTCCGGTGAGCCAACTGACTTCACGCCCGCCCCTGTCGGATGAAGCTGTCATTGACGCTTCTGAGATCAACGCGCGGTTCACCGACTTCACCTCAGCTTCGACCTCCATCGACGCGAACAACCTGCGTGACGGGGCAGTAGACCTCCCCCAGTACGCCGCCCAACAGATCGTCAGATCGGATGGCGCCTTCACCGAGACCTTGGGGTGCGATGATTGGGACACCGTCACCAACATCGTGACCACGGTTCTAACCGCAACCCCTTCACCTCCTCCGGCCACTCCCAACCCTGTGGTTGACTCCACGCTTGCCAATGCGAGCATCATCAACTTCGGGCTCGCTGGGAGGACCATCACCCTGGTTGACGTGCTGAGGGTGAGTTGGTCCTTGAAGGCCAACCTCTTCTTCGTTGGGACGCCGTATGACACGGCAGGGGCCTTGGGTCAGTTCGACATCTCGAACTTCGCCCCTGCCACCATCACCGTGACTGACGGGATGCACGCGGTCCCCTTCTACCTTCAATGGGACATCACTTCCAACGCCCTGGCCAACTGGGTTGCGGTTCCGGGGCAGACCACCTTCCAGACCGCCATCAACATCCCTGCTGGTGGCGTCACGGGTGGCAAGATTGAAGAGTGCTCTGCGGCGACCTTCTTCCCCGCTTGGGTCGCACGAGGGGTCGGTGTCAGCGACGGTAAGGCTACGGGGGACGCCATTTACGCCCGAGGCTGGCGCACGGTTCGGGGAAGTTGGTTGTACACCCCGCCCTTGGGCGTGACCTGCTACGGCATCCGGGTGGTCTACCTGCCTGCGCTGTACCACCCCGCCACTCAGCTCGTCACGGGCAAGGCGTTCATGGTCTATGACGGGGTTGCTTCTACGGGTTGCACGCTCTACACGCAGTCCGGCTTCATCACCGCCATCGTTCAACGACTCGGCTAAGGAGGCGAGCAGACCATGCCTGTAGCGATTCCCAACACCTTCACGACCAAGCTGGTCGCTTCGCAATTCTCTGGGAACTCCGACGCGATTCGGGTGTACCTGCACGAGGGCATCCCCACGACCGACATAGCCGCTGTGGACGGATTCGACACCCGGCACATTGTTGGCCCCCCGCTCTATGACCCGACCTCTGGGGTGCAACACGGAGTCACAGGGCACCAGGGCGGGCTTGTGAGCACGTCCAGCCTGACCCGGTTGACCTTCACGAGCCAGGGAATCAACGGGGGCAACGATGGGAACTGGGCGCCTATCCCATTGATGAGCTTGCGGATTGAGGTGCGGCGACGCAGCGACGTGATCCTGAACTGGTGGGCTGAGTGCATCTCAGGTCCTGATGACCGACCGTTCTCGGGTGTCCAGCCCATCAGGACTTCTTGGATCTCCTTCTGGGCGCAGAACCCTGACTTCACCGAGAAGTCGAGGTCCAGCCTGCATCCCACCAACGTGCACGGGTTCGAGGCTGCGTCCCCTTACGAGGTCGCACCTGACTTGCCCTGGGAGCTCAGTGGGTGGCACGACGCTGAAGGTTCAGCGGTGCTCTACAAGTGGTCGGACAACGTGGTGGCGCCCATCACCTGCGGTTTGTCCGCCTTCGGCACCATCCGCCGCGTCGCGGTACTCAACTTCGGTGTGACCATTGAGTCCTACACCTGAGGGTTACAATCTAACGAGGAGCTACCATGCCCATTGGACTTACAACAGCGCTCCTTGTTGGCGCAGGGCTCAGTGCCGCAGGCAAGATCGCTGGAGGAATCGGGGCTGCTCGGCAGGCCAAGGGGATGTTCTCGGACGAGGACGCCCGGAGGCTTGAAGCCCTACGGCGCCGTCGCGCCCAGGGTGACCTCGGCTTGACCGAGAACCAGAGGGGTATGGCCGAGGCTGCCGCTCAGGTCCAGCGTGGGGCCGCCCTGCGTGACCTACAGGCGATGCCCGTCTCGGTGGCTCCCGGCAACCGGGAAGCCTTCTTGGGCGCCTTGGGAACGCAGAACGCGCTCATGGAAGCCCGGCAGGCCTCTGCTCGTGACATCTCTCAGATGGATGTGGAGGCCGCCCAGGCCCAGCGGGAAGAGATCAGCGCCCTTGCCGGCACCAAGGCTCGTTCAGAAGCTGCACGCAAGGCCGCCTTCTTCAGCGCCCTTGGTGGCGTCGCCCAGGTGGGTGGGGAAGCCGTCACCGCCCAAGCTCTCCGCAAGGAAGACCTCGCGCAGAAGGCGGCAGCGGAGAAGGCAGCCGTGCAAGCGGAATTGGATATCGCCAGGCAGCTTCGTTCTACGATGGGTCAGCAAGCCCCCATCGCAACTGGAGCCCTCGGCACCTATTCTGGATTCCTGATGGACCCCTCTCCCACGTTCAGGTGACCAATGCCATCCTACGCTAAGGTCTTGACTGAGACCTACCTGCCTGCTCAGGCGGCGAAGCTTCGTTGGGAATCTGCCAAGGCTGTGGCCGGCGCGCAGTTCGACGCCCTGGCCGAGCAGCGCAAGGCGGTCGCGGAAGTTCGTCTACGTCGGCAGCAGTACGCCGAGAACATCCGAACCCGTGAGGGCGGCGCCGACGCATTCATGTTCCAGGCCCTGTCGGGCCTGGTGACGATTCCACGTCCCACCAAGGGTGACGGCGGCGGTCCTTCGCCAGCCTACGAAGCTGGAATCAAGAACATCAGGGCTCTGCCTGCCGAGGGCACGGCGTTCAGGACCGGGGATGCCGACGACCTCTTGGTGAAGTCCACCCTCAAGGAGGCCGAGTCTGTTGAGCAGAAGCAGCGGGTGATTGACCTGGCCAGGGCCAGGGGCTACAAGGGCGCCCTCGTGATCCCTGCCGAGACTCTGAGTGAGAAGGCAATCGAGAAGGAGGCGCTAAAAGGGGACGCAGCGGCAGCGGCAGAGTACATCCGGCTCGTTGGTTCTCAGCAAGCCCTGGTCGACCTCGCGGACAGCCTCGGTGACCGCGCCTTCCAGGGCGGCACCAAGGCTCGTCAGTTCTTCGAGAACCTGACCGACGACCAGCAGGAACTCGCCCGCGTCTACGCATCGGCCCTGCTCGACGACGGGGAGGTCACGCCCGACGAGATCCCCGAGGGTCGGCGCGAGGAAGCCGAGAAGCTGCACAAGCAGATTCAGGCCAAGGGCGCCTACCGGCTTCAGGACAAGGGTGCGTACGACGAGTACAACCTCGGCCTCCTGAGGGACTTGGCTGCGAAGGAGACCGCTCTCAAGAAGGACGAGGCCCGCCTTGCTGGTAAGACCAAGGAGACCTTCGCTGAGGAGCTGTACACGGGGGCTGCAGAGAGAGCCTCCATTCCTCCTCTGCTCAGGTCCCTTGAGCCCGAGATGAAGAGGTACCTGGACGGCTACACGGCTGCTCTCTCTTCTGACCCGAAGACCGACCCCGAGTCCTACCTGAAGTCCAAGCTGACCGACCGTGAGGCCAAGGGCTTCTCGGCGGCCTCTGCCATGGCGGCTTCTGGGATGCGTGCCCAGGACATCATGGACAACCTTCAGGCTCTGTCCCCCGAGGAGCGCAGGTCGGTCATGGGTGCCTTGGCCTCCCGCGACGCCATCGCTTCCACGCAGATGAAGGTTGCCCCTGGTACTCCCCTTCCTGAGATCGAGAAGATCCAGACTGAAGACCGCCGTGCCCAGGAGGCGGAGCTTGCCCGCACCGAGTCTCGTCTTCAGAAGCGCCTCCGGGAGATCGACGCTTCCCTGGCCGAGGGCCGCAGGTCCGGCTTCGGCGGCATCGTCAGCCCCGACACGGGCCCTGCGGGGCGTCCCCCGCTGCTCGCGCAGCGGGAGGTCCTGATGGGGGCGCTCAGCCCCGATGCGCGAGCGGCGGACGCTGCCGAGGTGGAGCGCATCACCACCGAGCGGGCCGACCGCCTCCGGGCGGCCGACGCGGACACGCTGGAGACCCCCGAACAGGTCGCCGCCGTCGAGGAGTTCCGTCGTCGCCAAGCTTCGGGACAAGGGATGGGCTTGACCCGCGAGCAGCTCCTGGCGAACATCTCGGAAGAGCCCCGGATGGACTTCGAGCGGATGCGGCTCCAGGAGCAAGAGGATGGCAGGGCTTCCCCCGTCCCCATGGACCTTCCGGCGACCCCCGCAGGCAGGGCGTTCACCCCGGTGGACCTTGCGGAACCTGCCCCTGCGGGCCCTGTTCCCGCCCCTGCTCCTGAGCCTGAGAAGGTCTACCGGAGGGTGTACAACCCGGCCACTGGCGAGATCGAACTCATCGAGGTGAAGTGATGCCGAAGGTAGTACAGGTAGGCTCCGATGAGATCGAGTTCCCTGATGACATGAGCGATGAGGACATCAAGGCAGCTCTTCGCAGGCTGTACCCTCCTCCCGCCGTGCCCCAAGGAGGCGGGAAGGCCCTTCCGTTGGCTCCTGCCACTGTGGCCGCACCGGCTGTCCAGCCGAGGTCCAAAGCGGCTCCGAGGGGCCAGCCCGCCCTTCCGAGTGCACCCCGGGAACGTCTCCCCAGCGCAGTGACCGTTGCACCGGCTGCCCCTGCCCCCGCCACTGTAGTTCCCCCTCCGCAGGAGGCGCGCCCTCAGGCGACTGTGGCAACGCTTGCTCAGCGGGCCGCTGCCCTGCGGTTGGCTGGGGAGAACGACAAGGCGATTCTGGTCGAGCGGCAGATCGACGCCATGCGCGAGCGTGAGAAGCGCGTGGCCGCGACTGAAGCCCGCGACGCGGCTGCACAAGAAGCCCTGGCTGTAGGTCGCGAGACCGCTGCGAAGGCTAACATCACCGCGCGTGAGACTGACACCCCCGCCCCGATCCCCTTGGCTCTTCCCGAGGCCGAGCTGGCCCTCATCCCGGTTCCCGGCTCTCTCGGGCAGCAGCTCGACGTGCAGCGGGCCGCCGAGGAGCGGGCACGGGGCATCGCCGAGCGGAGGGGCTTGCCTGTTAGCGAGACCGCCGCCCTGATTGAGCAGGAGCGCCGCCAAGAGGCAGAGCGCCGGGCACGCACTGTCAGCGCGGGGGGCATCGTTGAGGGTGGTCCCCCGCAGGGCCCACTTCTCCCCATCCTCCGCCCCACTCGGATTCAGGAGGTGCCGGCTGCGCTGCTCGTCCCCGAACCCGTAGAGGACGTGACGAACCGGCTGGGCGAGTCGGACCCCTTCGCCACGTCCGAGCAGGGTGAGCCGGTCACGGGCACCGTCCGCGCCTACCGCGACCCAACCACTGGCAAGTACAGCCTTCCGACCACCGGGCAGGAGCTTGTGGAAGCGCTCGCGCGTCAGCCCGTGATGAGTGAGTCCGATGCGCTCGCCTTCGCGCTGGAGCAGAGTGACGCTTCGCCTGAAGCCAAGTCGGCACTCAAGAACGTGCTGACCCAACGCGTTCAGGGACAGGGCATAGTCGAGACTCCCCTGGGGGCCACGCTGCGTAGCATCGGCGCGCTGACCCCCGCCTTCATCAACACGGCGCTGATGGAGCCCTTGTTGCGCGCGACGGATGTGGAGACGACCCGCACCGCCCCCGTTGCCTTCGGGGCTGACCCGACCGCCAAGCGTCGGGTGGATGAGACCAAGGGCTTCTGGACGAAGTACGCCCAAGGCATCCAGCAGGGTCGCGGTATTGGTGATGAACTCGCTCAGATCACCCCGCTGGTCAAGGCCACCGCCGAGCTGGCTGGCGAGAACGAG